AAAAATTATGATACTAGTTCAAAATTACTATGGGCATAAATTACCAGTTAATATTGTCTTTGAATGTGAAAAAGCAGCGAAAAAAAACATAGACACTTGTTCTATTGGCGCATGGAAAATAATTCAAATTTACCAATCATACCAAGTGCCTTATGCTCGGAAAGCATAAATGTAATATCTGGTAAATTTACTTCTTCGGCTTTTCCAAGCTGTGACTGACCATCAACGTAAACGTTGGCATTGGTCAGTCTATTTACTTTTATTTGTGGCATTTGTTAGGCTATTTGAGTTAATAAATTAATGTCAAGATACGATTTGAAAGTGATTCTTTCGGCTGGAGTTGGCCCCATAAATATCAAATCAAAGGCAACGTGACCAAGTGCCAGCTCCTCAGCAGGATTATCAGCAGGATTGTAAACGCATTTTGAGCCTGATAAAACAGCACCACGACCAATTAATGTTCTGAAAAAACCGTTTCCAGTATCTCTAATTGCGTCAATTGTAGCCTGATTAATCGGTTTGTCGATAAATGGCAACATAGCTTGTTCTAGTGATTCATGCACAATGTCGGCTATTCTACGAATAGGGATAAAGTTTTTAGGATCTGTATTCGCAGGAAACGAAGCAGAACGATTACCCCATGTTCTTGTTCCTGTTCCGTAACCTGTGAAAGTTGTAGTAATTCCTTTTTCATTCAGTAAATTAGCCTCTGTCGAAGCGTCATTTACAGAAGCAGTTACAACGTATTCAGTGCCTACAATTCCTAATATTTCGTGATTTGAAGGCGAAACCCAATAACCCTCGTTAAGGTCGGTTTTAGCCATTACTCCAGCCATAAACTGAGAATATGGAGCATTTACGTTCGAATCTGAATCAGCATCGTAAACTTTTAAATGAGGACAAAGCAAATAAGCTCTGTAACTTGACGTTTTGAAGTTTATTGTACTTGCTGGCCCACGTCCAGCAATCGCCTGAGATACTGTAGTTGTAACAGGAGCATCAATTAATGCGATAGCACGATATTTTTCAGCCAATGCTATAAATTCAGTTGCCACGGCGTTCAACTCGATATAAACTGGCGCAATCAATATTTTTGGAGTAAAGCCAAAAGTATTAAATACCAATTCTAAGCATTTTGACCCCGTACGAACACCTGAAACGTTTGTTCCGATGATTTGAGCTGAAGTTATAGTTCCTGAATCAAATATTTTGAAAGTGAATTTCAATAAAAGATTTTCGGCGGCGATAGCAGACAACGCTGTGAAATTACCGAAAGCATCAATACTGTAATCCATTCCCTCAACACCTGTAAACGGAGTAGTGCCATCAGTTAAAAATACCGTTACAGATCCGATTGGAGCGGCAGATAATTTTAACTTACCGCCTACAATTGTATGTGATTCTAGTGTTACTTGCTCGGTATTCGTTACAGAGTTGAACGTATTTACAACAATTACCGTTGCTGGGCCTTGTTTAAAAATAGCATCTAAAGCTTGCGGAATAGTAAAGCCTGGCAATTGTTGCCCGAATTGAGAAGCGTCATTTGGCGACAAAACCAAAATAGGCTCATTTTTTGTGCCAATTGGAGCAAGCCCAACGAGCGCAATAACCGAAGATTTCACCACCTGTACAGGTCTTGCGCCTTGGTCAATCTCTATGGTTTCGACACCATGTAAGTAAGTAGCTGCCATATATTTTTTTTAATTAATTAATTAAATTATTCTGCGATTTCAATTACATTTATTTCGCCGTCTGGATGATCAATAAGGGTAATTTTTTGTAAAATAAGCATTAAATCTTCTTCGAAATCCTCAACATGCAACGATGTAGTTTGAAAAATTACATTGTAATTCCATTGATTGTTGATTTTTTCAGCGTTTTCACCTCCTATTGTATGATGTTTTGTAACTTGAATTCGTCTGCATCCCGAAGGCTGAAAACCTGTCAATGCTTTTTTTAGAAGACTAGCCAAGTTATAAACTCCAAATGATCCACGCAAAAACGTACTTTCAATTAAAATTTGGATGAAAATTTTTTCTTCCTGCGAAATTTGAGCAGTGCTTAATGCGCTTCCGTATTCCGAACCTGCATAAATTACGGTAAACTTTGCTTTTGTAGGCAATGGCTTTTGTTTTTCAGATTCCAATTCTGGAATTCTTTCTACAGTGATTCCAGCCGTCATAAACGGTGATAATCTAGCCACGATTTCGTTTTCTAAAGTCTCGTAATTCATTTTTTATGGTGTTGCGTGTCTTAATCTTGCTATAAACGTTTCGCCATCGTATTTTGTTTTAACCTCAACAACTGCAAAATATCCAATGCCTTCAATTGTCACGTGTTCCAAGTTTCCTGTGTCAACTCTCGTTTTTAGATTTTCAAAAAACCCAACTCGATATTCCATAAACGGCTCGTTTGGATTCCAAGAGTCAATTCCCGAAAGTTCTTGTTTTTCGCTTGGGTCTTTGTAACCAACTCTAGCTAAAAATGTATCTGACTCACTTATCCAAGTAGCGTTGTACCCCATTGTATCAACAACAACGTCAAAAGCCTGTTTTTTAAGTGAGTCAAAAATATTCATTTTACAAAATTAAGCGAACTAAAACAGTTGCGTCCCCAGAAGCCTGAGTGCTAAAAGCGTAACCGAGAAATACATTTGTACTAACAGTTGTTGTTGCGCTCCCAGAGGCGTTTGAATATAATTTTGCCCCAAGCGTAACTGCTCCAGCTACTTTAGGCACTTCATAGACTCCGCATAACGAAACCACTACTTTTTCGCCAATCGCATAGGTTCCAGCCGAAACTCCAGCCAATGCGCCAACTTCAACAATAGCACCAGAATTAATTACAGCGGTTGCCACAAATTCTATGTTATCGCCTTTTTGAATGTAATTTTTCATTTTATATTTTTTAGAAATTAATCGTTGTTTTAAAATAAGGAGGCGATAATTAAACCGCCTCCGAATTATTTACTATGCTGGTGCAGCACCCGCATTTTTGTACATTCCACGGAAATCAATTGCTTTTGTTCCAAAAACCATTCTAGCTTTGATTTGTAAAGCATCAACGTCAAATCCTTCTTTTTGTTCGATAAAAAGTTCTTCTTCGCCATCCAAGAAAGCATATTCTACCGTATCAATCATTGCAGGGTCAGCAACTAAGAACCAAGAATAGTCTGTGATACGTGGCTCAACAATCAATTGCAAACCAGTAATTGCGGCAACTGAAATGTCTGACTGTTTTGCTGGCGTGTAATTTGTTGAAGTCAATTTTCTTGCAATCAATTCATTTTTTGGGCCAACAATCAAAAATTTAGGAGCCAAATTCAAGAAGTCGCCTTCAATTGATTTTTGATTTCTAAAAAGTTGATAAGCTACGTCCAAACTAGTTTCTGACAATGCAGTACCAGTTGAGGTATAGTTTTTATGAGTTGCTACGTTCCACAATGCGATTGCATCGCCCATTGTTGGATTTCCTGTAAGAATTCCGTAAACCAAGTCAGATTGTTTTTGAGCGGCTTTCATTGCGAATGCTTGAGGGATTCTTGTGAATGCACTCAAATCATCGTTGATGATTGCTTCCCAAGAAATACCTACAATTTTACCAAATTTGGCAAGTTTGTATTTTTCTGAGGTTTCGGATAAAGTTCCTGCTTTGTATTCTCCTAATTCCTGAACTTCGTCAAAATTTCCAATTAATCCAGATAACTGAACTCTTGTAATTTCTCTAAAATCTGGCATAGTTGAGCGTCTAGCCCAAGCTTCGAATGTTCTTGGGTACAATGCGTATTGCGCTCTCAAGGTTCTGGTAAATGAATCTACCAACAACAATGGGAAATCACTTGTGTGATGCGCTCCACGAACTTTAGCACCCAAAGCACCTTTTGCGATTTCTCTTGGCGATAAGCCTCGAACGTTTAATCCTGATCTCACTAAAGATTCCTCAGCAAGTCTTAACAGAGACATTCCTCTAAATTCTTGTGCAGCTCTTACATTTTCTTCACCCATAACTTGCGCAGCGTTTGGCGTAATTCTAAGCACTAATGCGTTAGTCATTGCCGAACGTGTTTTTTCCGCATCGTCTTGTACTTGCTGTACAGTTGGATTTGGATTTACAGGTTGTTTTTTCTCCCACTCTACCAAAGCACGTTGTCCAGCCGTAGCAAGATCTATACCTTCTTCAATTAAAGCATCAGCTGTAGCCTGTGGAAGCCCTAAAGCTCTACAATGCGAGTTGATACCTTTAATTCTAACACGCTCACCAGCCGCAGCTTCTGAACGTGTTTGTTCCAAGTTCGGAACTTCCGCAGTCGGTGCTGGCGGTTGATTTACCTCTGGCATATCGTTCGTATTTAAATTAGTATTATTTTCATGTTCTTCAATATTTTCAACAACTGGAATAGTTGCAGGTATTTCTTCGCTGATTACAACTTCATTCGTTCCGTCTTCTGAACGTACACGACTGTTTTTATCTGCCTGAACAGCTACAAATGAAATTTCTGTAGCTTCCCATCTTGTGGCCTTGTAAACAGGTGTTTGACCTTCGGTTCTTGTAACTTGATATTCGTAAACATTATACCCAACAGATACACCAGTAACTATGCCGTCTTTTACCTTATTCATTAATACAGTGTCGTCTTCCGAGCTACCAAAGCGAATTTTAGCAATCCCACCACCATTTTCAAAACGAGCATCGGAAACAACACCTACAACGTTTTT